TTATTTTCAGTGTTAGCACTTCTAGAACCATAGATTCTAATTCCTGTTCCAGAATTTCTGATAATACATGAGTTAAATGCTACAACCTCAGTGGTGGTAATATCAACTGGTCCAGGATTAGAAAGGAATGCAGAGTCAGATACTTTTAATACCTGTGCATTAGTTGCTTGTAGTGGATTATCAAATGTGAGATATGTAATTGAGTTGTCAAACACTGCAGTGTTTTGAATAGACAATCTCTTCGCACTCTCAGCATAGATACCATCACCAACAGAGTTCTTAATATCTAAGTTTGATAAACTTGCATTCTCAACATCTTCAGCAAAAATCAAAGCATTTGCCTGAGGTGTAGTATTCAATCCCAATCTAGTATTGGAATTATAGTTACCATCGATAACCATGTCTCTAACAGTCACACCCTTAATGGGTTGAGATACACTGTCAGATGCAGCACCTAAAGAATCCTTAGGATCTCTCAAGAACAATGCACAGTAGTATCTTGAGAATTCAACAACACCTGCTGTTTTTTGATACTCTGTGTCAAAAAACTGTTTCTTAATTGTAGTTGCTTTACCTGATCCAAGGAAGGAGAAGTTAGAAGGAATATTTAATCTTCTTACCAGATATGTTCCACCAATTACATAAAGAGAATTCAATCCCAAAGATACCTGTTGATCAATTGCACTTTGCAGTGGTGCTGTATCATCGTGAGAGAATTGAATACTATTAAAGAATCCCTTATTATTTCCATCAAATCCATTCAAATCCAATGAAGACAATACTGCAGGATCTGTGGCATCCGTAGGAGAATTATTTACTGGATTAGAAATTGTAACTTTATTATTTACATAATCTACGTTAGTGACAGTCCTATACGCCCAACCTGGACGTGCTTTTCTGAGAGTAACATTTGCGAGTTCAAGAGAACAAGGAATGTTATTAACTTGCTGATAGGTCTGATTGTAAGTTCCATCATCATTAAAATCACCCCAAGTAGTTCTGTTAAATGGACCGTAATCATTATATACCCACTGGTCAGTAGTAGTTGCACCAATGTCTCTATTACCAATGATTGCAATTAAGTTAACTTTATCATTATGATCAGCAACTAATGCACCTTCTCTATCATATACTGGAACATTTGTTGCACCATAATTTACATACCTGTAAAGAAGGATTGCATGACTAGCACCAATAACTGGTCTCCTAAGAGGTACTGAATTGTAGATAGTATCGTTAAAATTACCTAGCGGAAAGTTTGTAACATATTCCGTGGTTTGTGGTCCATCATGCTTGAGTTTCTTTGGAGAGGAAATAACTCCAGTTACAGTATTCATCAAGCAAGCATAATAAGTATATTGTACAGTTCCTCCAGATGGACCTTGAGAAGCAATAAGATTTAATTGCTCATCATCAATGTCGTCTGCCCAATTATTAAAGAAAGATCCAGAAGGACCATCGAGATCATATCCATTATAATTTGTAGTATTGATTCCAAATACTTTGATATCATGATTTGCTACAAATGTTGCAGCACTACTAACTTGTAAACGAACTAAACCAGCGTTATTATCTCTAGAGGTTGCTGTGTATAATGCACCATCACCAGCAACACCATATGATTTCAGATTGTTAGGGTCGCCAGTTGCCTGGTCAAAGAATTCATAACCTGTTGCACCCTCATTTACACGAAGAAGTTGACCTGGTGTACCAATTGTCGTGGTATTAGTACCACCTTTGTTAATTGGAATAACAGGGAGATCACTGACTGGGAAAGCACCACTGGGTCCTTGGAAGTTAGTTGCTCTAATCGTACCAGCAACGTCCAATGTTGCCGCTGGTGTGGAAGTATTGATACCTACACGGTTCTCGCCACCAGTGTATGGATTACCAAGAATATCTTCAGATCTTACATCAATTACAGTAGTATTATCTACTTTCAGTTCTAATGTTGCTTCAGAACCACCAAATTCAATAGCACCACTTGCACTGTCATACTGAGCAAACGTAGTATACGTAGTGCCAGTAGTAAGAATTTTAAGATTGTTAGTACCAAATCTAAATTCTGCTGGTTCTAATCCTAAAACATTGTTACCAGCAATGGTTAGTGATACAGATTCTGTTGGAGCAGATGCTCTGTAGAAACCCGTATTAGTTTGCCCTCCAAAATAAATTCCAGGAGTGCTCTCTGTCCCATTACTAACATCTAAAAATGGTGTTTGTACTTTATGATCATCAGATAATGTGATGTCACCATCACCCAAAGACAAACCACCAACAGATACATTCAATACATTGGACCCTGAGTTGGGTCCAGTAATAGTAACTAAGTTATTAGAAGCAGAGAAATATGTTGAACCTGCACCAACCTGAATAGTTACATCAGATTGAAATGTAATCGCCTGCTGTGCTGTATCTGCATTAGTAGAATCCAGGTACGTTTTATCAAACTTACCTTCTTCAATCGTGTTATTCTTAATAACATTTGATGTAATTCTGGTTAATGCCATTTACTTTTGGTTTTTCCCTATATTTTATTTATTACGTAGCGAAACCACGAACTGTAATTACGTCTCCAATCTGAGGTTGTCCAGTAAAGTACAACTTACCATCAGCAGCAAAGTGAGAGTCAACATATGGATCTTGCATGACACCATTAACAAAGATCATTACAGCATTAGAGTTACCCTTATACTGAGTCAACTGTCCAGGAGCACCATAGAAGGTCTTACCGTCAAGTGTTACCTCAGATGCCCAAACAAATCCACCTGGAGTAAACGTACCATTTGCAGATGTACCAGTAAACTGATCAACAGGACTACCTGAGAAGAAGTTTCCTGCAAGGTTAGTAAACGAAATGTTGTTTGTTCCAGAAGTATTTGTACCTGGCGCAACAACTGTTAATGTAACTGACCATGCTCTCTCAGCAAGTCCATATTTAGCAGTAACTGGGATGGCAACATTACCACCCTGATCAACCGTAAATACAGAACTATTAGTAGCAGTTCTGAAATCAACATATTTACCATTACCCTGATTTTGCAGTTTAATGATCATACCATACTTATTAACATTGGTCTCAGCAGTCCAATCTGGATTAATAAGTAAAGAACCTTTGTTAGTAGCGTTAGAAATTAGACCTTCAAATGCAGTATCATTAACAGTATTTCCAACAACAAGAGAATCAGAAATTCTTTGACGACCAGTTACATCGAGATCAAATTGATCATTATATTGAGTGCCAGCAGTACCAAAAGTATTACCTACATTGAGGGTTCTAGTACTGTTAGAATTAGTGCTCTTATATGCATGTAACCTTTCAGTTCCAATCAGACCAAATGGTCTCCACTCATTATCATCTGTGTAAACATGACCAAGGAATCCACCATCAACAGGATCTAAGTTAAACTGAACATCACTCTTGAGTGCTGAACCTGGAAGGTTAGCAGTGCTGTTATTTGTAAACTTAGTAGTAAAACCAGCAGAGTTTCTTAACTGAACATTGGAGAACAAGTAATTACCACCATCAGCATTAAGGTTACCAATCAAGTTGACTGGTCCCTGGAAGTTGGTTGCAATTGTGTTTCCTGTGCCACCAAGAACATTGAGGTTATTTCTAATAGTCAGAGAAGTCAGTTCATTAATCTCATTGCTGGTGGTCTTACCAGTAACAGCGTTAATAACTGTGTTACCAATATACAGGTCACCATTAGAGTTAAGACCAGAGTAGAATGCAATACCACCTGCTTCTTTAAGTGACTGTGAATATTTCTGTTCTTCTGCTGTAAGAACTTTGGTCTGTCTGATTGGGAATGCAGTTGAATAGTTACCAGGACCAAAACCAACATATTCAAATGTGTGGTTACCAGATCTAATAGTAGATGGTCTGCGAAGTTCTACTTGCAGAGTCCAACCTGGTTCTCCAGGATTAAGATCAATCTTTCTTACTTCAGCACTACCAGATTTCGCTGCCAGGTTTGTAAGAACAACATCATTGTTGCTACCATCAATTGGGTTAGCAACATCTCTATGAACGATAGTATTATCACCAATACCATCCCAATCCCATTCAACTTCATTAGTCAGATATTCATCAAGGAAATATCCAAGTGCTTCTTTGGTAATACTAAATGTTTTATCAGTTGGTAAGTTAACATTACTGTTTGTACCATCCTGTGTCTTGACTTGACCAATAATGACTGGATCAGCAACACTCTTTGCAATAATAGGATCACTAACAACATTATCAATGTCAATCTGTGGATACAGATCTTCAATCTCTTGACTAAATCTGAATGTATTGTTTGCGAGAGCAGCATCACTGGCAGTTGGACTACCATTGATATAAACAGATCCTTTCAGGACAGTAAGATAATAAATTCCAGGTGTCTCAACATTATTGACAGCATCATATGAGAATTCTTGCTCTTCTTCTACTTCATAGATGTAGTAAACATCATTATACTCATGTCCAGAGATTCTATCATAAACGTTAAAGAACTCAGCACCAACTTGTACACGAGGTCTTTGACTATCATGTGTAACTCTAGTAACACTACCAAGAGTACCTGGAGTTGCATCACTACCAAGTGCTGTAGTATAGATGTTTAACAGAGTATCTGCAGCGGAGATGACATTAGCACAACCACCTGGTGTGTTTGTCAATTGCTCTTCACCAGTAATATACTCAGGAAGCAAGTTACCTGGTGAGTTACCCCATACCTTTGCATTGACAGGTGCTCCAATCACGCCATTATTAATAACGTTATTGAACATCATTCTAAGACCATCAAACAAATCAGTTCCACCATTCAATGTGGATACAGAGTTAATAATCGATACAGTTTCATCTCTTTCACCTTGAATGCCTGTTGCACCAGCAGCAGCACCACCTACAGCATAGTATGCTGCACCATCATAGGTTCTAGCGTTACCACCATATCTCAGGTCATATGCAATAGTTTCAATAATTCTAACAATATCTTGTTCACAACTTGTAGTCGCATCAGCGTCTGTGTTAGGAAGATTTCCTCCACCAACATAAGTTTTATATCTGCTTACAACATCTTGTGCCATTATCTCCTTATTCAGAAGAAGCAGGTTTGCAGCATCAGTGAATCTATCACCAACACCTCTTACCTCTCCCTTCTTAGGTTGGATAACGTAACCTGATTGTGGGAACGATGGTAAAGTTCCATCTTCACCACGGCGAGTGACATAACGTAATCTGAAGATCTTGTCATCATCAACTCTTTCATCTACCAATCTCTCAATGTAAGATGTTGGAGTTACAGAGATTAGGGATGAACCATATCTTGTAGTGTTAGTACTCAAGATAGAATAGATATCATTATTTGAACTACTTACTCTAATGTACCAGTTGTTGAGAGTATAGTCATACTCAAATACGTTATTAGTAGTTCCATCCTTTTGAACAACTGCAGTTTGTACAGTTTGCTCTTGAGCACCAGCAGTTGCGAACAGAGGAACATAAAGAAGTTCTTGTGTTACTGCTCCTGTCTTGTCAAGATTCTTATATCCAATTTTAAATTCACCAGCAAGTGAAGTCAAGGATCCACCGATTGTAATTTCTGCAGGAAGACCACCATTAGCAGGCGATGCCAGAGTTACTTTATCCCCAGGTTGTAAACTACCATAATCTTGATTTTGGAACGTTGCAGTAGCAACTTCTCCGTTGGAAACGGTAATAGTAAGGTTCTTACCTGTTCCAACACCATTCAAGAATGCTTCGTAGTTACCTCCAGTAAATCCAGTACCAGGAGCAGTGATAGCAAGTTCTGTAGTTCTACCATCAATATACAATCTGGTATTTGGATTTTGTGTATTGGTCTGTGTCTTTACAACATCAAGAGATTCCCAGTACACATTGGTAGGTGCTGCCTCAATGTTTCTTGGTGGAATGATATGTGTAATCTCACCAAGAGCATCTTTGTTAAATGCTGTATCACTAAATCCAATGGATCTCATTGAGTTTGATCCAAAGTTGCTGTTCGAGTTGGTGATGCTCATGTCACCCCCATCTTCAGCGATGAAGTGATCAGCAAAACCAACAGCAAAGACAGAAACTGCCTGAATTACAGCACGATTAGATGCTTTAACGTGGAAACTTCTCGCCTCTGGTTTGTAGATAGAGTTGATGTTAGTATGACCACCTTGTCCAGCAGCAATATATTGACCAGCGTTACTATCATAAACATAGAAAGCACTATCCTCTTTTTGAAGAGAAATTCCAGTATATTGAGCTACAACCATTGACTTGAATCCAGTCGCTCTGGATCCATCAGCGTGCATACCACATGTTCCATAAGTAGAACGCAGTGAGATGTTAAAGATGTATGGAGATGCAGATTCTACAGTATCAATCTCAATCTCTACCTTAGCACTAGCACCGATGGTTGATTCATAAGTGATTTGAGTTCCACCGAGAACAAGATCATCATCAGAACTTGATTCATAAGTATCAAGTTGAGAAACTTCTGTTGGAGTAAGAACAAACGTAAATTCACTTCTACTAATAACAGAAGACACTCTCTTTTCACCAGAGTAGAATCCATTGGTATTTGGAGAGTTGGTAATGAAATTACCATTACCCTTAATAGAAACAAAGTTTCCAGCAGTGAGGTTCAACTCCTCTGCAAGAGTGACTGTTACCGTTGTTGCGTTTCTTCTTACCTTTGTGATTTGAACACTATCAGCAAGAGGACCAACAATTCTATTTTCTTGAATCTTAGGTTCAATCTTCTCAGAGTTAATCAGAGTGATTGCATCAGAAACCTTTCTATAGAATACATGAAGATCATGCAGAGATGCATATTCAAAAATAGTCAGTTTTGTATGACTAAAGAATGGAGATACTGTTGCTGGCCATGCTGTTGTATGAGCAACAGGAAGTACTGGACTAGAATCATAAACACCATTAGTATCACCATCAAAGATACTAAACTGCCAGAAATAACATCCACCAGTAATTCTGAACAGTGCAGTTCTTGTATTGTCATCTTCAAATGGAACCTGCAGTGTTCCTTGAATACCACTAGTATTTGACTGATATGTATGTGGTTTAGAGATATTTACAGAGAATGTTTGACCACCAAGAGCAGTTTCAAATGAAGTAACTGTTGTCCCAGGTTCAATCAGATTATTACCATTAGCATCTTGAATACCTGTCTTAAACTCAGCACCAACATAAATGTCGTTAAATGTACACTGAGTTGCTTCACCACCACTTACACTGTTGATTGTAATCTGAGTTCTGTTTGTCGTGGTAACATCGAAGTTAACCTCAACACTAGTTGCTGCAGTATTATTACCACCACCAGGAACGTATTTTGGTCTTAGTTTTGTTTTTCTTAGGTCAAGACCAATAATTGATACACCTCTAGGAATGATCAGACCACCTCTAGTTGCGTTGGTAATTCTAAAGAGATCTGCATACTCTTTAGTTGAGTTACTCCATCCGAGATTACCCTCAGAAGCAAGTTCTGTAAACGCAGTATCTACGTTTGGAACAATATTGTTACTACCATCCAACTTAAGTGCATAAGATCCAGGACGGTTATCAACAATATGATCACCAGGATAAAGAAGAATTGTAAATTGATCAAACTTATCATCAGCGTTACCTGCACTGACGTAAGAGTATCTTGCTACTTCAAGAACTGCACGTGCAATTGTCTTGAAAGGTCTGATGGGCGAATTGCCTTTATTATCAATTGCATCTGTTGCATCAAAATCATCAGGATTAACGTAAAGGATTCTACCTTCAACCGATGAAATGATATTTTGAAGTCGTGTTAATGCCATTAAATTGTCCTAATATGACACGGATCTATTCTTGAGTTATTTATATTCTTTACGAACCTTCTTCAGGATCTTTAACTCATATTTGATATTTTGGTAAGCACATTCCGCATCTATCTTACCAGCAAATTCCATTGCACAAATCATCTCAACTTTTTTCCCAAAGTCATACACTGCTTGGTCGAATTCGTTTAGATTACTGTACATAGTTTTATACTATCTATAACTCCCCCTCCTGGGATCGAACCAGGGACCAATTGATTAACAGTCAATCGCTCTACCGCTGAGCTAAGGAGGAATGAAAATAACCGCTGCAGCGTCCCACAGCGGTAGCAGTCAAGAAGGATCCCACTTCTCTCTCACATGGGTTGATGTTCCGATTCTTTTTTCTCTCGGAGATGTGAGCACGGGTGTCGCCAACCCGTTTATGGAGAATAGGGGACTCGAACCCCTAACCTCCTGCGTGCAAAGCAGGCGCTCTACCAATTGAGCTAATTCCCCACAAAGCCAAATAACGGACTTGAACCGTTGACCTACGGTTTACAAAACCGTTGCTCTATCCATCTGAGCTAATTTGGCGTTGTTCTTTATTCAGTTTGAAGTACATACTATAGTACTTTTTCTTCATTTTGTCAAGGGTATCCATGTCCTCTTCAAACCCCATATACTTGAGGTGTTGATAGGTTCCTTCCATCTCCCCAATGAGGAGAAGAAGATGGACAGGAGTTACTGGTCTACCCCCTTTAGTGAAATATTCGTTTGGTATCATACTGGTGGTAAGACAGAAACTTCATCCAATTCAACTGGAAACAGCAGTGGATGAAGTTCTTCCATCATAAGGTACTCACTATTGCGAGTCAATTGTTCAATGTCAATCGGGTCTTCGCTATCTGCGATTGCCTTTACATAGGGGTCGTCTTTGTCAACCTCTGGAACGTCATCATAAACAAAGGGCATACCATTCAGAAAGTAAACAAGGACGATTCCTATGTAATTGATATGTCTGTAATCGCATCTAACTTTAAACATCTCTCTCTAGTAGGAGCGGGGGGACTTGAACCCCCACGGGCACAATGCCCAGCGGATTTTAAGTCCGATACGTCTACCTATTCCGTCACGCTCCCAATGAAGAGATTAGGAGTCAGAAATCATAAGTGATTTCAACTCGGTCAGAAGCAGTGCGTACCAGTTTCAAAAGTTGCTGGAATTGATCGATTGTCTCACAACTGATTACTTTTTCGTTACCCATGTCGGAGAAGAGGGTGAATGTCTTGGAGGGGATACTCACCGTCACAAGAGCAACGTATTCGTCAGTGAACATAATGTGTTTGTGTTGAACATAAGAAGTATACCACGGGGGTTGGTCTTTGTCAACCCCTTAGTTAAGGTAGACACCTGTGAGACAGTCCACATCAAGGTATGGACCACCTGCAAAGAAGTTACCAACACCCAGTAAAGCATTTAAACTGATGGCACCGAGGGCAGTGTTGACCATAAATGCAGGTGTCACAGGGGTGACTCCACCAGTTGGACTGATGCCAGCAATATTATGGATCTCTTTACCACCAACATTGAACATACAGTCAGCAGCAATATTTACCTCAAAGTTAGAGGCACCATTAAAACTAATTGTAGATCCAGGTGTTAATGTATTGATTGTAAATCCACCAGCAATATTATGTACAACTGCACCACCTAGAACGTTAGTTTCAAGGTTTTGACCACTAGTTGCTACTTTGTTTGCCTCTATTTGATATGTACCCAAACATTTAACACCATAATCATTAGCATTCATGACAAATTTATTCTTAACGTTGAGAGTATAAGTACCATCAACTGTCTCAAACTTATCACCTTTAACATGTTGATGCATATCACCCTCTACTAAAAGGTGAGCATTACCTACAACATTGATGCACAGTCGATCACTAAGATCTTTTTGCTTAGCATCTACTTTTGAACCTGCCTTGACGTTAACGTGTCTTGCAGCAATGACATTAACGTCTCGTACTGGTGAATGAACTTGAACATCACCGTTGGCAAACATCTTAATGTATGCACCAGTCAGTCCATGTCTAAGGTTAACATATTCGTTACCCTCAGTTTCATTCATCTCCCACTTGTGTCCAATAGAAGTTACCTTCTGTTTGTTATGGGGATAATTACTTTTGCCATTCTTATCGTTTTCATCTATCTTGTCAACTGCCTGTTTTGATTTAGGATCCAGTTGAGATGTATCTCTTATTTTATGTCCCATGATTATTCTCCTGGATGACCGACACAATCAATAATAGTTCTGTACTCATCATAGTTATTAAGGTAATCCTTAGAATCTTTCCTAGGTATAAATTTCAAAATAGGTTTGATAACTGCTTTTCTTTGTGCTCCAGTTCCAACTGTGCTACCACAAGACATGTAAACTTTTGGAAGAGTGGTAAATCCAAATCCTTCTTTAACAACTTCAACACCAATTAAGAATCCATTTTCAATAATAGGTCTCAATTCTGGAAGAACTACCTCATTAGTTTCATTCTTTCCTGGTTCTACAATGATAGCACAACTTTCATCATATCCACCTGCAGTTTTAGTTACGACTGGTGGGTTGTTTTCAGTGATAATACCTAACCAAAATTCATTGCCTGTGTATACACCGTGGATATTTTCATAGTTTGGATTTCCATCTGGGTCTGTAGAGACCACTTCTGATGTTGATACAGATCCATCAAAATAGGGATATCCACCACCGCTATCAAGAACCACAATGTCTTTAACACCACCATTATCATCTAGAATTGTTGAAAGTTCTGCACCACCACCCCATCCAGGAGCAGGATATACAGTAATGTTTGGTGGATTATCTAATCCAAATCCAGGGTTAGTAACAACACCACCAACAACTTCACCAAAATCATTGATTACTGGGATTGCATATGGAGTTGGGTTGCTAGGATCATAATTTGGTTGTGGATATGGACTAAGACCTCTGTCAGATGTATTTCCTCCACCAGATGTAGGTTCGTAAGAAATCAAACCTCCTTTTAGTTTAAACTGATTGAGTTCGTTTTGAAGTCCTGTAAAGAACATATTTGGAATCATAGGGAAATTGAAACCTGTTGCTTTACTACAATCCAGTGTTCCCTTCACAACATTACCACTACTATCTCTAATCTCTGTTCCCTCAATTGATGCAAGGAACGAATCAGATCCATATAGTGCAGTATTAACTTCATTTGGCAACCCACCAAATGTCTCTAATCTATTGAAGAAAGCATTAACAGAGTTGTCTGGTCTATCACCAACACCAGTGGTGTAATCACCAATACCCAGAATACAAGCAAGATTTCCATCACAGAACATACTAATCAAGTTACCAATCTGGGTAAGGAAACCACCATTAAATCCACCCAGACCACCAATAAGTGAGGTAATCTCACCAAGAGCACTTAAAGCATCACCAATTCCGTTTTGGATTTCTGCTACGATACCTTTAAGAATGTTGCTGACCTGACAGAATGCAGTGTTAAGAACATCTTCTACTAATGAAGTAAGGATATCAAGAATAAGACCATATACTTTTTCAAGCACTGTTTGGAAAATACACTTGATAATCTCAAATAATACGTCAGCAAATGTCATTCCAGCAGTAATTGCTGCGCCTCTACCTGTTGGAGTAGCAGTAAGTCCTGCAATAAGTGGAAGTAAAGTTGTCTCAAATAATTTCTTAAGTTCGGCAACTACAAGAGCTTTGATATCACCGAGCATCCCATTGACAGAGTTTGCCAATCTACCAAAATATCCTGAGATAATATCAGCAGTTCTAGTGATATTACCAGTCAACTTATCAACTACAACACCACCAACAGATTCATTCTGCTGTAAGAATTTAAATAAATCTCCTAGAATTCTGGAAATCTCATTTTCGGGTCTTGGTCCACACTTTCCATTTGCAACGGCGATTACAACCTTTTCATTCTCAGATTGACGTTGATCAGCGTTACTAGGAGTTCCTGTATTACTACCTCTATTTGATGCACCATGACCTTGAGGTGATTTGTTTTGGTCTCTGGTCTTTAATACTTTTTCTACTGAGGGGAAGTGATTTGTACCACCAATATCATCCAATCTATCTTCATATGGTTGATTTTTATCAACAATACCAAGAGATCCCATAACTAATGGTTGCTGAGCACTCTCACCATCCATGAAAGTTCCAAGAACCCACATGCCATTTTCTAGACCATGTGTAGATCCAGCACTATCTCTAGTAACTGTTTCTGTGGTAGGCATCATAACAGACGCCCATGGGAGATCTTTAGGAGGTAGATTCTTTCTACTCCTAGTATGATATCCCATGATTCTAATCTTCACACGATAAGATTCGTCTTTATCTGGAAGTTCAGTTCCATCAATG